AATGCCATCACCACCATCAGCACCACCTCCCCCTGGTCCCGAACCAGGTGGTGAAGCGGGTGTAACTCCTGAATCATATAAACGGGATAATTTAAAAATACTATTAGAAAGTGATGGTTTAATTGATTCTGATACATTCATTGATTTATCAAAAGCCAAAAATTATTTGGGGGATATTGAAAACGAATTGAATAAACTTATGAAAGATTGATATTTATTTATAAAAACAAAGAAATGAAATTTGGAATTTTAAAATCGAAAATAGAAAAATTATTGGCTGAATCATATACCAATAATACTTTTAAAAAAGAATTATCTAATTTTAAAAAATTAGTGTTAGAGAATAAAAATATCTCTAAAGTTTTTTATCTGTATGATGAGCTTAATTCTAATAAAGGATTAAATGAATCTATGGTTGAAACATTTATTAATGAATGTTCATCCACGTATGAAAAAACAATTGTTAAAATTAAAACGTCAGAAATATCTTTAATTAAAGAATGGGTTAAAAATATTAAATCGGATAATGTATATAATCATATTGATGATTTATTTTCTGATAGTGTTTTAACTATTGAATCAAGAATTAAAAGTAAAACTTTAATTAAAGAATCTTTAAAGAAAACCCCAACAACTAAAAAAGAAACTTTAAAAGTTCCTGTTAAGTCGATGATCTCAATTGCCAATAAAACAATTGTTGATTATCTTAATACGTTAAATGAATCGGATAAAGAAGAATTAATAAAACTTCTTTCTGAAAATGATGATAATTTATCAAAAGAGTTTCCCTCTTTACAAGAATCAGTAATTAGTAAATTAGAATCTTTAAAAGAAGGTGTTGATGAAGAAACTAAGGTAAAAATTACCGATACAATTACAAAAGTTAAATCTGAAAAATACGATAAACTTTCGTACTATAAATTAAAAGGTTTAAAAGAGAATCTTTAATTATTATTCTTATAAGTTTTTTGAACATGCTTAGCTTTGTTGAGCATGTTTCTTTTTTTAACAGATTTTTTCACGTATTCTTTACGATCTACTAATTGAGAACTTTGTCGTGTTTTTATAATTTTACTCTTATATTCTTTAAGAGCTTTCTCAATATTTGAGTTTTTATCTACTTTTACTATTAACATAAACGCTAAGTTAAAAAAATTTTTGATTATACTATTAAATATACCTATATTTTTAAAAAATAAACGAACAAAAAATGAAAAAGAATGAAAAAGGGGAAAACCTCGAAAATTCAGGGGTTCTCAAATTCCAAAATTGTTTATGGAACTGTGGACTCAATTAATTTCAAATCACTGTATTTAAATTTACAAACTTGGGTAGAACCCATAAAAGAACCTGAAAATTGGACAAGAATTGTTCTTAACATGAGTAGGGCGATAAAACATTCAATTTACGAAACAATCGACAAAAATTTATTTGATGATCATTTTATTGTAGATCTCGATTTACGATCAAGTGGTTTAATCGTAGGTAAAAAATCTTTCATGAATTTAGAAGTCAATTTTTATGTGATAGATGAAGAAATTGATTTTAAAGAAAAACAAATTAAAAATAATTTAAAAGAAATTATTCAAAGGATTTATGATGAAAATTTTATAAACAATAATTATTTTAATTTCCATTTAACTAAAGGTAAAAAAACAGAAGAGGTATTACAAACCGAAAGTGTTTAATATTTATTTAAAAAACTTTTATATGGAACAAAGAATATTAGGACCAAATGATACAGGTAAAAAAGGTATTCTTATTGAATACGACGCTGGATACATTAATCCGAGAGAAAACGATAATCAATATATCATGGAATCCAAATCATTTTTGGACCATTCAAAACCGTTTGAATTTTATGCGGTATTACAAAAATATAATACCCCAAATAGAAATGGTAGAATCTATCCTGAACAAATATTAAAAAGGGAAGCTGACAATTATAAAAAAATGATTGAGAAAGGGACTTCTCTTTCAGAATTAAATCACCCCGAATCTTCACTTATAGATCTTGATCGTGTATCACATATCATCACAGATATTTGGTGGGATGGTAATGTACTTATGGGTAAACTTAAATTATTAACAAGTCCAGGTTTTCATGAAAGAGGAGTTTGTTCAACTAAAGGAGATTTGGCGGCTAATTATTTAAGACAAGGTGTAACCCTTGGGATTTCTTCAAGAGGTGTAGGGTCACTTAAAAAAGTTGGAGAAACAAATGAAGTCCAACCTGATTTTGAATTAATCTGTTTTGATTTAGTATCATCTCCATCAACACCTGGTGCGTATCTATTCTTAAATAAAGATGGTAGATTTGAATTTGAGGAAAACCTTGAAGAGGAAAAGAAAACAAGAATTGAAAGGGAAGTTGGTAGTAGTGGGAACGCATCGCTTGACTTAATGAAAAAATTGTCTAAATATTTAGGAGATAAAACTAATTAATTATGGATGAAAAATATTTTGTGGCTAAAATTAGCACAGATTTGGTTGATACCGAATCAGGTAAAGTTAAAAAAGTAAGAGAAGAAAAATTGGTGAGAGGTTACAGTCCCACAGACGTAGAAGCTAAAGTTACCAAGATTTACGAAAACTATACGATGGATTGGCGTATCACCGCAATTGTTGAAAGTAAAATAGATGAAGTGATAGAATAACTTTTATTTTCAAGTTAGGTAAAATTAAGGGGTCAAACGACCCCTTTTTTTATTTTTAAAATTTCCATATAATAATTTTTTTTGTGTTAGTCAATATATAAATTATGTTTTTTTAAAAAACCGTAATATTTATTTATTAAAACACAAACAAATTAATGGATAAAAACAAAAATTTAGTTGAAGAAGCTATCATCCAAATAAAGAATTTGGAAGAAGCTATCTCTGAAAATGCAAAAGGAATACTTGAGTCAACTATGGCTGAAGAAATCAAAGAACTTGTAAAAGAATCTCTTAACGAACAAGGTGATGACGAAGAAGAGGTTACACCAGATGCTGAAGTTGAAGATCTAATGGGTGATGTTGAACCAATGGACGATGTTGATCCAATGGATGATGAAGAACCTGTAGATGGAGCTGACGCTGATAATGTTGATCTTGATGACGAAGAACCTGTTATTGATTTAACACAAGAAGAAAATCCTGAAGAGGTTTTACGAGTGTTTCAATTGATGGGACCTGAAGACGAAATTATCGTTAAAAAGGATGAGTCAGGAAATATCAACTTAAAAGACAACAAAAACAACACAGAGTATATGATAGTAGGTGAATCAGAAGAAGAATACTACGAATCTGACATGTGGGAGAATGACGATGACTTAATGGAATTTGAAGACGAAGATGAAGATATTACATCAATTATTGATGATGTATTTTCTGAATCATATGATGAAGAAGAAGCCGATGAAGAAGTCGTTTATGAAATCGAAATGGATGAGGAAGAAGAAGACATGATGGAATCTTATGAGGATGAAATATATGAAATGGATGACATGGATATGATGGAATCTGAAGATGAAGATGAATCTTATGAGGAAGACATGGAAGAATCTATGGATCTTGATGCCGTTATGGAATCTAAATCTATCAAACCTAAAGGAGTCGGAATCGGAAAACCTAAAAAAGTAGATTTCAAACCTAACACAGAAGGTGGATTTAAAGTAGTTAAGAAAAAAGCCAATAAAACTATGGGTACAGGTAAAGCTAAATTTACTTACAAAGATGGTGAAAATCTTGACGGAAAAATGAAACCTGTAAAAGGTAAGAAAGCTGAAACTAAAGAAGCCGCTCGTACATTAGGTAACGGGTCTAATTTTAGAAAAGGTGGATTACCAAAACCAAGAGCACATTCAAAGTTCAATACAGCAATCAAAGAAAGTACAACTCAAGAAGTACAAATATTAAGAGAGAAAAATGAAGAATACAGAAAAGCTCTTAATGTATTTAGAGACAAACTTAATGAAGTAGCTGTTTTCAACTCAAACTTGGCATACGCAACACGTTTGTTCACAGAACATACAACTAGTAAACAAGAAAAAATCAATATCTTAAAAAGATTTGATTCTGTTGAAACTTTGAAAGAATCTAAAAACTTGTATAAGTCAATAAAAGACGAATTAACAAATTCAAAAGCTCAACCAATGAACGAGTCAATTGAAAAAGTAATGAACAATACTCCTTCTAACGGTTCAGCAATTAACTTAATCGAGTCAAAAACTTACGAAAATCCTCAATTCTTGAGAATGAAAGATTTAATGACAAAATTAAGATAAAAAAATAAAATAAACAAATAAAAACAAAAAACAAAACAATGGGAGCATTATTAGAATCAGGTCTTGTTGGTAATATCGGTCTTAAGCACCTTAAAGTTATCAAAGAAGATACTATTAACAAATGGGATAAATTAGGATTCCTAGACGGTCTTCAAGGACATCTAAAAGAGAACGTGGCTCAGTTATATGAGAACCAAGCGTCTTTCCTAATCAATGAAGCAACTTCTGACGGTTCATCAGGTTCATTCGAAACTGTGGTTTTCCCAATCGTTAGACGTGTATTCTCTAAATTGTTGGCTAACGACATCGTTTCTGTACAAGCAATGAACTTACCTATCGGTAAATTGTTCTACTTCGTACCTAAAATCCAAGGATATGATGGTGGAGATGCTAATTATTCAGGAGAACATTACGCACCTTTTGGAGCACCTAACAGTAACGCAACTAACCAAAATGATGGTTATACTGAAGCTACAGGAGCTTACGCTAAAAACCTTTACGATTTGTTCTATGAAGGTGCTGAACCATCATTGGATCCGCCAGGTTTATTTGATTATTCAAAAGGTCGTTGGACTGCAGTTACAGCTTCTACAGATGTTCAAGTATGGAACGGAAGTAGATTAGATGACGCTCCTGCTGGTACATATGATGATAAAAATGTAAGAAAACTTATCATTAAAATGTGTGGTTTTGCTGACACAGGAGCAGGTAAATTGATTGGTCCTGACGGTAACGAAATGGATACAGAATCTTTCTTATCTGACTTAGTTGTTGTTGCAGATCCTCAGCATTACGCAGTATCTTCAGGTTCAGCTTGTAATTATCCTACATTATCGAATCCTCTATTGTTTAGAGTTGTTACTCAACAATATGGTAAAGGTATCGTTCAGTATGGTGATACTGTTCAAACTACATTCCCATTTGGCTCACCAGATCAAAGAGGAAATGGTGGTTCATTCAAAAATGTTTGTGACGCAAACGGATGTATCTATCTTGAATTAGATCTTTCTTGTCCTGTATGCCCTACATGTGAAGCAGAGTCTATTGATGGTTACAATGGTACATTATTTGAAACTTTGGATGTTGCAGATGCTTTCGTAGCTATTTTCAGACGTTACGAAGAACTTGAGTTCGAAGATAAAATCGGTGAGGTTTCTTTCGATCTTGATTCAGTAACAGTTTCTGTTACAGAAAGAA